GTCCAACGTCGACCCGCGATCCAAGACGGCGACCGATCGCGCCATCGTCAGCAGCAGATCGCGGAACGCGGGCGGGGTGTGGACCGCCCGGTTCAGCTTCGGCCGGTCCGTGCAGTTCCCGGTGTTCACCCCGCCACCGATCACGGCGCGGCCGGGGACGTCCCGCCAGTCCAGCGTCGGCAGCGCGACACCCACGGTGTACAGCCAGGTCCGCTTGCGGGCGTCGTGACCGTAGGCCGACTGGCAAACCTCCGTCACCCATCCGTCCCCGTCCAGCGCGTGCTGCCAGCTCCGGCGTCGGGGGCGCGGTAGCCCGTACTCCTGCCAGGCCAGCGAGTAGGCCGGGTGCTCGAGCACCCCGCCCCATCGGCGCACCGCGGCCAGCGCCGCGGCGAACGTCCCACCGTCGTCGCCCACCATCCGACCCCACCGCGCCTGATTGACCGGGGCCAGCTGACACCAGACGTTGCACGGTGGATGGGCCACGACGGGCCACGGGCCGGCGTACGTCCGGGCGTCGCGGTCCACGTCCCACGGGTCCACGTGCTCGAGCCCGGCGTACGCCCCGTCACGTTCGACGTACAGCGCGGCAATGAACGGCGGTTCGTTACCCATCGGCCCGACCCTTGTGGCACCGACAGGGGCACGGTTCGCCGCGGTCGTTCGTCCCTGGTCGCGACGCTGGTTGCTTGCACCACTCGCACACCGGATCGGAATTGAACGGCGGTTCTGTTCCCCGGTCAGTCATCTTCCCGGAGCCGTTCCATGAAGGCGATGAAGGCGATCACTCCGGCGAGCATCCCGGCGAGCACGAGCAGGTTCACGACGCGGCCCACCCGGAGCCGGGGGCCAGCCGTCGCCGGGGCGCACGCAGACCCCGGCGACGGCGGTTCCCGGTGGCAGCACCACGGGACAGGTTGCACGGCGCGCAGCGGGGGACCAGTACGCAGCACCCGGAGCCGGCGACGTGGCGGTGATCGGCCAGGGCGGGGACGTGGTCCGGGGATGTGGCCCGGCGGCCGCAGCTGGACGCGCACGGGATCTCGTTGGCGCGCAGCACGGCGACGGCGGCCCGGTAGGCGGACTCCCCGTAGGCGGCGGCGGCCACGGTCAGCCGGCGGCGCGTTGCAGGCGCTGGCGGGCCCGGTAGTCCGCGATGTACCGGTCGCGGCGCGCCTTGACCCCGGGAAACCCGTGGTACTGGACCGTGGCGGGCCACCATCGGCCGCGCCCGGACGGGGTCGGCACTCCGCCCGCGTTCAGGGACCGGGCGATGTCGGCCGCCGTGTACCCGTTGGCCCGGAGCCGGGAGATCTCCGCCTGCGCGTTGATCCGGGGTAACAGTTCGGCCGGTAGCCGCAGCTGGCCTTCCACGGCGAACAACGTTAGCCGGGGGGTGTGCGGCCACCCCGCGATCACTTACCGGTGCAGATACCGCTGCACGATCTCCGCCGGGATCCGGCCCCGCTGCGGCAGGGCGATGGCGTTGTCCGCGGCCCATTGGCGCAGCTGCGCCAGGTCGTAGCCGCGGCCGGTCCCGTTCCGAGGCCGGCCCCGCCGGGCCACGTCGTAGTCCGCCTCCACCCCGGCCGTGAAGAACGGGGCCAGGGCGGCGGCCAGCTTGTCGGCGGACTTCTGCGCCAGGTCGAGTGTCACGCCTTTCCCGTTGACGGTGATCGTGGTCGGGGTGGCGTCGGGATCTCCGGTCAGATCGTCGGTGCGCACGGTCAGTACAGCCATGCCGCGGAAGATAACCGCGCCGATATCGGGGATGTCGCATTAGCCGTAGTCGTCCCACGTGGCCCCGTCAGGGACGTGATCGACGGTCGCCCGCAGCGGTGGAGGCGTGGAAAGAATCCGTCCGATCTGGCCGGCGGCCCACGTGGGCATCCCGTCGAACGTGAGCGGGGCCGCTTCCTCTGTTACTTCCTCTGTTACTTCCCCCCGCGTGGGCGCGGGGGTTTCTGTCGCGTGGGCGCGGGGGTTTCGTCGCGTGGGCGCGGGGGTTTCGGCCGTGGAACCCCCGCGCTGGCGCGGGGGTTGTGGACAACCCACGGGCACCGCGTAGAGGTTCGTGTGAGTCCGGCCGCCCCCCGCGATCACGGTCACGATTCCGGCACGTTGCAGTTCCCGGGCGGCCCGCCAGACCGTGTCAGGGTGGACCCCCATGCGGCGGGCCAGCTGGTCCTGCCCGTAGTACGACGTCCCGGCGTCGTCCGCCACGTGGGCCAGGATCTCCCACAGATGGCGGGCTCGCGGACTGAGCCCGGCGACGTGATCGGGGAGCGGCAGCAGGTTCCCGCGGTCGTCGCGGGCGTGGTAGTGCAGTCGCAGGGCGACGGTCGCCGCGGCGCTCACGTGTCCGCCTCCGGGTTGTCCAGGGCGACGGCCCGGAAGGCGGCCTCCGCCACCAGTTCGGCCCGGACGCAGGCGTAGAACCGTTGCAGGGCCATGTCGCGGTCGGTGCGGGCGTTCAGCCATTCGACGCGCAGGCGGGACACTTCCCGGCGGATCCGTTCGGCCTCCGCGCCGTCGTCGTCGGGGTACCGGTACGACGTCGCCTTGCGCGTGTCGGCGGGTTGTGTATCGTCAGTCATTGCGACGGCCTCCGTTTCAGGTTGTCGTGAACCCGGCAGGGGGTGGCACCCTCGCCGGAACTTCGCAGAGGGTATGGGCCCCGGCGCCCGGGATCGTGGATCCCGAGCACCGGGGCCCGTCCCGTTTCGAGCACCTGCCCGCCTGTAATCATTCTTCTGTCACGCACCGCAGGTCAGCGGGCCTTTCCCGCGGCAAGTCGGCGGGCGCGTCCCGTCGTTATGTCGCGAATCGGGCGGACCGTGTCCGGGGCGTCGGGGAACACGTGAGGGAGCGGGTAGCGGGCGCGTCCCCCGACGCGCCGCACGCGGCCCGGTCTGACCGGTCGTCCCCATCTTCAGGCGCAAGCGGAGGACACGCGACGACCGGTCCCCCTCATGTACGCGAACTCCACGCGTGTTGTTCAAGCGGGACCTATCGGTCGGGTCAACGGTGCAGGGTGGGGTACAACTACGGGTTGTCGGGGGGCGCTCCGACCGGGTGTGGTGGTCCGCTTGCGAAGGTGTCCACCTGTTCCTGGTCGGGGCGCCCCCTGATCCTTGCGCCCGCCCGGGGCGCGTCGCCCCGGCGTGGTGGGACGGTAGGGCGCGCGCCCCGTTGCGACTCGGAAACTACCGCGCCCCCGTGGAGGGTTCCGTCCCCTGCCGTACCAACCCTGTCAGCCGCCGCGCTGGTCGTCGGACGCGTCCAGCTCGAAACGGATGTGGACGTCGCGGTGACGGCGGACGAACACCAGGGCCACGGTCAGCCCGGCGGCGAATCCGCCCACCGCGGCCAGGGCGGCGGCCACACGTCAGACGACCAGGACCAGGGCGATGACGGCGAGCACCAGGGCGACGACGGCGATCACGGCGAGCAGGGAGGCGTTCACGGCGTCACCCGGGGCAGCTGGTCGAGATAGTCGCCCCACTCGGGGCCGAGCCCCCACGGGGAGCCGTCCGGCATGGCCCGCCAGCCGAACAGGTCGCGGCCTTCCCCGGCGACGTTCGGGGACCCGCAGTAGGTGGCGAACGTCGCCAGGTCCGTCGTCAGGTACTCCCCGGTGCGCGGGTGGATCACCAGCCAGGTCGTCATGTCATCGTCCTCCGGGTCGGGGGTGGGCGGGGGGATCGGGGCGGCGGGCGAGCTCGCGGCGCGCCGACAGTTCTCAGCGATCAGATCCCCGAGCCGCCAGGACCCGGACCCGTTGATCGAGCCCGGCCGCCACGGGCCCTGCACCGCGGCGGCGGTGGCCGGGTCGATCTTGCGGCCCGGCGCCCAATCGACGTGCTGACAGAGCAGATCCTGACGGCCCAGGTACGCCGCGGACAGGGCGGCCAGCCCGGCGAACAGGGCGTCCATCTGCACCTGCGGCCAGACCTGCCCGACCCCGTTGTTCGAACATTCCACGGCCAGGGCCCGCAGGTTCATCTGGTCCTGCGCGACGGTGCGGCCATCGGCCAGCCGCCACGGGCCGCCCTTGCCGTTCGTGTTCGTCGCCCCCGCCGCGCACACATGCCAGACCGCGTCACGGCCCAACACCAGGTTGCACACCGGCCGGTCCGGGGACCCGAACGTGCAGTAGTGGGCGTCCGCGGCGCCGTCGCCGGCCGACGCGGTGTGATGGACCATCAGACACCACGGGCCCCCATCGGCGTAGCCGCCGGAGGACCGGGCCCGGGTCTGCCAGCCGTCCAGTTCCACCACCGACTGGCCGGCCCGCTCGAGGACCCCGGCCAGGTCGGTCAGGTAGCGGCCGCTCACCCGGCGGTCCCTTCCCGGCGCAGCCAGTCGAGGACGGCGGCGGCGATCGCCACCGCGACGTCGCGGGCGTCGGGGTCCAGCCGGTGCCAGTCGGGGACGGCCGGTTCGAAGAACCGGCGGTACTCGTGCAGCCGGCGGGCCACCTGCTCCGGCGCGGCGGCCGCCCCCGCCGTGAAGGCGTCGTCGGGTCCGTCATCCCCGAACGTCACGACACCGGGTCCTGCGGCCACTTGGCCTGCACGTTGGCCAGGATCATCCCATCGGTGACGACGGCGGGGTCCCCGCCCGGATCCGGGTTGCCGGCAGCCAGGGCGGACTCGTACGCCGCGGCGACGTCATCCGCGATGCACACCGGCCACACCATCGCCTGCGCGTTGAACCACGACTTGCGGACCTCCGCGCCGTAGGCGGTGGCGTAGGCGGCCGGGTTGTTCCACGCTTCCTGCACGGCGGCCGCGTTGACCCGGTCGATCAGCGCCTGATCGTTCGCGGACTTGGTGATCGTCGTGAAGCTCATGTGGCCCACCTTCCGATGGCTTGGTATCCGATGGTGAATGTCTGCGACGCCAACGCCCCGCCCACTTCGTTGAGGCCGCGGCCGGTGAACCCGGTGACGTTGGCGGACACGGCGGCGGCCCGCCACGGCGACGTCGCGGAGGCCAGCCAGGCCGACACGACGGGGGCCAGCCCGACGAACGGCGACGGGAACGCCAACGAGAACAGGCCCGTGGCGTCGGTCGACACGTTCACCGCGGCGACGGCGATGATCTGCAGGTGGTTGTACCGGACCTGCCCGGACAGGTTCATCGCCACGGTCTGTTTCGACTCGTTGTCCACCACGTACTGCGAGATCTCCTGCGGCCAGTCCGAACGGATCGGGGAGCCGGGGGCGGGGACGTTGTCGAACGGGCCGATGACGATCGGCGGGGCGGCGGCCGGGGCCGGTTCCAGCGCCCGCGGTGCCACCATCCGGGAAATCACCGCTTCCAGCATCGACACCCGGTCGGCCAGCTGGTCGGACATGGTCAGTACCTCCACACGTTCGTCGGGTCGGGGTCGTCCCACGTCCACGGCGACCGGTCCCACTGGTACACGGGGAACGCTTCGACGGTGCGGGTACCGGCGACGGTGACGACCCACGAATCAGGGGCGACGACGTGGGCCAGGCCGGTGACGATCAGGGCGATGTCGACGCGGCCCGGTTGCCCGGCCCGGTCGGTGTAGTCCGAGACCCAGCCGATCCGGTCACCGCGGCGCAGATCGAGCAGGACCCGCCACATCGCCGCGGTGGCCAGCTGCGGCGCGTGCAGCCAGAGCCCGAACCCGCGCACGGCCAGCGCCGGGGTCGATGACTGCGCCAGGTGATAGTCGGCCAGGGCCTGCCCGTCACCGGCGGTCGTCCACAGATCGGGGTCGGGATGGGTGCGCCGGTACTGCGCCCCCGTCCACCAGCTGCCCGGCGACCCGGCGGGCAGGGCGGCGACCACCTTCGTCCCGGCGACGTTTTCCAGTTCGATCCGGGTGAACAGGCCGACGTCGTCGGCCGCCTGGTCCGCGTCCCACACCGTCACCGGGAACCCGTCCGCGGCCGGACACACGTTGTCGGAGAAGGCGGCCACCGCGACCTGGTCGTCGCGGCCGGCCCGCCACAACCGGTTGCGGTAGATCAGGGCCCCGTCCGCGTCGCCGGTGAACACCCCGCCATCGGACAGGGCGGTCCGCTGGCATTCCTCCAGCGGGGCCAGATCGGACGGGCCGGTCGACAGGGTGAGTCCGCCGCCGTCCCCGCGGATCGGATCGAGATAGCCGGTCTGCGCGGCGATCGCTTGGATCCGGGCCAGCGCGGTCTGCCCGGCCGCGCCCGGCGTCCACCCCTCCGCGACGTCCTCCGCCAGTTGCGCCAGACCGTCGAACGCTTCGATGGTGACGGTCCCATCGGTGGCCGCCTGCCACGTCGTCATCCGCCCGTTGAAGATCCACAGCAGGGTCCCGGCGATGTCGACCCACACGGCCAGCCGACGCCCCGGCGCCCAATAGGTGAGCCGGCCATCGGACGACCAGATCGTGTAGCGGCCGTCCGGGTTGCGCAGCGACAACGTCACCATCGTCGGCGGATACAGGCCCAGCTCGTCGGGTTCGCCCGGGTCGATCTCCAGGGCGTGGAAGTCGCAGACGACGTCGGTGTAGCCGGACGCGGTCGCCGGGGCGTCCCACACGTACCGGTCCGGGTCCGCGTTGTCCCACACCACGGCGGGGTCCGGGTCGTCCCACGCGTAGGCGCCCTGCGGCAGGTACTCCAGGGCGATCCGCAACGTGCCGGGCCAGCGGGCCATCGGCACGTCCGGCGGCAGCGGGTGCGGGGCGACGGCCGGCGGGGTGGCGTCCGCGGCGCGGACCATCAGCCGACCCCCCGTTGGTAGTAGCGGCCGGTGCGCCGCGATGCCCGCCGGGCATCGGACAGCAGGTCCCCGCGGTAGCCGCGCGGGACCGACATGTTGACCACCACCGGCGCCGGTTCCACCGACGTCGGACGGATCGACCCGGAGCCGCCACCGGACACGGTGGCCCCCGACGCGCGGACCGTCGCCATGATCGGGTTCTGCACGAAGTACCGCTCCGCGGATGACTTGACGTGCAGCAGGTCCTGTTGCGAGATCGTGTCGATCGTGACCGCCACTTCCGCCGGGTTGGCGCCCACCGTCTCGGACAGGGTGAGATACGCGTCCTTGACGGAGTTGACCTTCGCCGCGGCGTCGTCGGACCCCCTGCGCACCGCGTCGACGGCCAGCAACCATGCTTCGTTGAACCGGCCGTAGGCGTCCTCGATGTCCAGCTTCCCGCGCAGCCGGTCGTAGGCGGCCCCGGTGGCGTCGATCTTGCCCTGCGCGATCTCATGGGCCCGGGCGGCCCGTTCCATCGTCTTCGCGCCGCGTTCGGTCGCCTCCGTCGCTTCGTCGGTGGCCGCGGTGACGGCCTCCGTGCGCCGGACGTACAGCGGCGCATGTTCGGCCAGCTCCGCCTGTTGCCGGTCGTACTGGCCCACTTCGGACCGGCCGGTGGCGTAGGCCTCGCGGGCCTTGTCGATCTCCGCGACCACCTGGCGGGTTTTCTCCGCGGCGTCCGCTTCGGACAGGCCGGCGTCGACGAACGCCCGTTCCAGCAGCTTCACCCGCTCCGCCAGATTGGGGATCACGTCGGTCGCGCCCTGCACGTAGTCGGCCATGTTGCCGACCCCGATCCCCAACGATTCGGCCGCCTTCAACGCCTTCGGGAACTCGGCGGCGAACCCCTCCGCCCACGCCCCGGCGTCACCAGCCTCCAGGGCGTCGTTCAGCTTGCGGGCCGCCGCGGTCATCCGTTCCGTTTCCTCGCGGGCCTTTTTCTGGCTGCCCTGGTACAGGGTCCAGGCGGTCACCCCGGCGGTGACGGCCAGGCCGAGCACACCCATCGCCTGACCCACCTTCGCCACCTGCGCGGCGGACCCCCCGAGCTTGCCGACGACGTCCCCGGCGATGTCCCCGAGCCCTTCGAACACCCCGGCGAAATCGGACGCCGCGGACGACGCCTCACCCAGCGGGCCGGTGAGATCCGCGATCGCGTTCCCCCGCGACGAGATCCCCTCCCCCCCGCCGTCGATCCGGTCCAGCCGCTTCGCGGTGTCGTCGGCCCGGTCGGCGGTCTGGTCGAGATCGTCGCGCAGCGCCTTCAACGCCCCTTTGGCGTCATCGATGCGGGCCCGCAGCACGATCTCGGTGTCCTGGCGTGACAACGCGGCCGCTTCGGACTTGACATCAGCAAGCGCGGAGTCGGCGGAGGACGTGTCGGCGGTGACCGGGATCTCCGGCGACAGGCGTTCCAGCCGTTTCGCTTCGTCCGCGACGTCGGCCAGGGCCCGGTCCGCGGCGTCGGTGTCGGCGGTGACCGGGATCTCCGGCGACAGGCGTTCCAGTTTCTCCGCTTCGTCCGCGACCTTGTCCAGGACCTTCGACGCGTCGTCCTCCGCGACGACGTCGATCCGGATCTGTTCGTCAGCCACGGCCACGGACCGCCAGTTCCACGGCCTCCACGAAGATCTGCGGGACCACCTGCGCGGCCCGTTCCTGCACCCGGCGCCAATGGCCGCGCCCCGGCGTCCCCGGATGCTGCACCGTCATGACCTTCATCGGGCCCTTCTTGCGGCGGCGGATCGTGTGCGGGGCGGTCCCGGTGTTGACCCACACCCACCCCGCCGGGGAGACACCCTGGATCCGGCAGGTGGCCCCGTTCGGGGTGTCGCGGATGTCATCACGGGCCCGCAGGGACAGGCCGCGCCGCTTCTTGCCTTTCAGCGGGGACCCGGCCCGCGTCCCTTCCGTGGAAGCGATCTTCTTGACCGCCTTCGCCGCGGCGATCATCGATGCGCGCGGCAACGCCTCCAGCCGCACGGCCGTCGCGTGCAGGTTCCGCGACGCGGTACCGGGCACGTCACGCGACGCGGGCCGCGGCGGGGGTGGGGACGGACTCGTCGGTGTCGGCCAGTGGCAGGGCGGCGGGCGACGTGATCGTCGGCTTGTCGACGGCGGGCCAGGCCGCGGTGGTGGCCCCCGCGGACCCGTCCCCGAACGTCCCGCCGAACCCGCCGGACGCCACGAAGAACTGGCCCTCCATGTCGACTTCCGTGCCGGTGGTGACCGTGGAGTCGTGGACGACGCGGACCCAGGCGGAGGACCCGTCGTTGTCGTAGGCGTAGCGGGACAGGGACTCGTCGGCCGGCTTGGTCCAGTCCTGCAGCCAGGCCAGGTCCAGCTGGAACCCGGTGCGGCCCGGGGACTGCGATGCGCCGGCGCAGCCGGTCGCCGGGATCGTGTTGTACACCGGTTGCGGGGTCAGCACGGCCGACGTGACCTGACATTCCACGGTTGGCGCGGTGTCCAGTTCCGCCTGCGTCGCGGCGATCGCCACGGTCGGGTTGTTCCACGTCATCACTTCACGGGCCATCGGAGTACTCCAGTCAGCAGTTCGGGTTGGGGATCTCGACCGGGTACGTCACCACGTACGCGGGCAGGTCGGTGGGGCCGGACGTCTCCGGGGTCGCCGGGGCCCCGCCCAACGTCACCAGCACCGTTTCCAGCATCGTCTCCAGGGCCGCCAACGCGACGGCGTCACCCGGCGCCGGCACCACGCAACGGATCGGCAGACGGCCGGTCCAGCCGCCCACCCCGGCCGAGCCGACGACGGTGACCGCGTCGACCAGCACGTACGGGACCAGGGCACCGGGGTCGGTCGTGACGTTCGTGCCGTCACCGAATGCGGCGGCCAGCTTCGCCCGGTAGGTCTCGCGCAGCTCCCCGAACACCGTCATGACGGGGTCACCACCGGCGGCGGCGGGAACATGATCGCCCGGCGCCGCGCCGCGGCGTCGGCGTAGGACATGGGGGTGTCGACCCGGCCGCGGGGGATCCCGCAGAGTCGTTTGATCTGCGCCCACGATCCGCCGGTCTGCACCGCGGTCCCGTAGTCATCGAACGACGCGAACCCCTCCGTCGACTGACGTTCGCGCCACAGCGCGACGGCGTACACGGTCGCCCCGCGGGCCACGTCCGCCCCGAACAGGTCGACCCCCTCGAGCTGGTCGACGTAGCCGGCGGCGGCCCGCTTGCGTTCGATCACCGCGTTGGCCGCGGCGACACATGACGGGGCGTCGGGGTCCGTCGTGAACGGGACCCCGGCGCCCAACGCGGCCTGGACCGCGGCGACGTCGGTGTACTCGATCACCGTCAGACGTCGGGAACGGTCGTCTTGACCAGCGCGGCCGGGTACTGGATCCCGCAGGCCCCGTAGCCGTACACGGCGACATCGAGCCCCAACAGGCCCACGTTGATCGCCCGCAGGCTGAACGGCGTGCCGGGCAGGTCGTACCACGTCGCCGCGTTGCGCAGGCCCAACAGGTACGACTTGGCGGGCAGACCGGGGACGTACACGACGGTCAGGCCGCCCATGTTGGCGGTGGGCAGGATCGACCCGAACGACACCGTCCCGGACCAGAACGCGGGGCCGTCGTCGGACTTCATCCCGATCGCCCCGGCCCACGCGTCCCACGACACCCCCAGGAACATCCCTCCGGCGGGGACGGCGGCCGGGTTCAGGGCGCCGATCAGCTTCCCGACCACGGTCACGATGTCATCCCCGACGACGGTCGGCACGTTCGTCGCCACGGTCCACAACGCGGTCGCCGCGTACAGCTGGATGACCTCCGCGTAGTCGACCCCGGCGGCGCGGATGTAGTCCTCTACGAACGACGGCGACCCGAAGTCCAGCAATTGCTGGCTGAGATCGTTGCCCGTCGCCCACGTTTGTACGGGGACCGATGTGGGTCCGATCGACACGGGGGCGCTGTTGATCTCCGTTTTCTCGGCGGTCTGCAGGGCGACCTGCGGGGTGGCGGTCCACTGGTTGAACGTGACGTTCGGGTAGTCGCCGCGCTGCAGGTCCCCCTGGCGCAGCAGTTCCACCAGCGGGGCGCCGTGCGAGACGATGTCGATCAGCTCCGCCTGATACGTCGGCCGGTACGCCCCGCCCACGTTCCCGGTGCCGACCATCGTCACGTCGTCCAGGGCGGCCTGCAGCGACGGGGCCCGCGCCCCGGGCGACGTCATGATCGCGTTCAGCTGGCGCATCACCCGCGGGTCACCGGACTGCGCCCCGGCCGCGATGAAGCCGGCCAGCTCGCGGATCCCGACCCCGGCGTAGGGGTGACGCGCCGGACGGGTCCGTGTCGCGGTGACCCGTCCGGCGGTCACGGGCACCAGCCCGGGCAGCCGCGTCTGGACGTCAGGTTCGATGTCCTCGTTCGGCTCCGTGTCGTCGTCGTCGTCGTCGGGGACGGCGTCGGGATCCACGGTCGGATCGTCAGGGGTGTCGGTCAGGGTTGCGGGGTCCACGGATCCTCCCGGGGTGGTAGCGGTCACGGTCGAGACACGGGCGCCCGAATAGGCCCCGAACGTCAGCAGGGAAAGCTCCTGCCACTCCGCGGCGTGGACGTGCAACGTCCCGTCCGCGTCGTAGCGGTAATCGATCGGCTCCGCGCCGACACTGAACATGGGCAACGCGCCGTCGTTCGCCAGCACCAGCGCGTCGTCCCCGTCACGCGTCGCGCTGACGCGCACGGTGGCGTCCAGGCCGGCGCCGGAGTCGCGGGCATCAGCGACGACCCCGATCGGGCGGCCCCGGTCGTGGTCGCGCAGGGCCACCGGACGCGCCGACGCGTCCAGGGAGCCGGGGTGAAAGACGACGGTCTCCCCGGACGACACCCGGCCCGGGGTGTTCCACGGGACGGCGGTCCCGGCGATGGTGCGCGACCCGGGCACCCCGTCCGCCGCGCAGACCAGGCCGGACCCGGGGAACGTGGCGACGATCATGCGGGAACCTCCACGGGCGGGGCGGTCGACGGGTCGGCCACCTGCAGATCGTTCGGGGACGGCGCGGCGTCATCCGGCGGGGTCGTGAACGGGTTGCGCAGGTACACGTTCAGGTCCAGCCGGACCGCCTGCCCGCGCGGGGTCACGTTCGGCCCGGACAACGTCTGTTCGATGCAGCCGATGAAGGCGGACGCCCCGAAATCGATCAGGTCCTGGCGGGCCTGTTGCCCGTTCTGGTACGTCATCCCGGTACCGGCCGGCGCGCCGACCAGATACGGGGGGACGTTGCCCTGGCGGGCGCATTCCAGCGCCTGATAGCCGCGCGACTCGACCAGCTGCAACGAGTCGGCGTTCACCACGTTCGGGTGGTACTCCAGACCCTTCGCCAGCGCGGCGGTGGTGTTCGTCAGGCGGGCCGTGCTGAACTTCAGGGCCTCATCGGCCAGTTCGTCCGATGACAGGTCCTCCGAGTCGGCGGTCTGCGACAACCAGCCGTTCGGGATCTCCGCGGTACTGAACCGGTCCGCCGCGGCGTCCAGCTGCAAGGCGATCGAGATCGTCCGCCACCCCGACGACAACAGGCCCTGCACCGGCGACAGGAACTCCACGATGTCCCGCTCCGCGATCTCCCGGCGGGCCCCGGTGATCGGATCGGTCACGGTCCACACCCCGCCCGACTCCGTCAGATCGCCCGGCGGCAGCCGGCGGAACGCGGACGGAAACGTCGTCGCGTACCGGTCGGTGATCTCCCAATGGGCGCAGCCGTGGAAATACAGGTCGTCCACCGTCCACGCCAGCAACCACTGGCGGGTCCGGTCCGGGTCGGGGCGCACCATCCACGGGTACTCCGGGACCCGCCGTTCCACGATCGGGATCGCGGACCGGTCCTCGATCCACAACGTCAGCGGGCATTGCGACACCGCGGAGGCGATCAGGTCCCGCGCCCGGGAGACGGAGGCGACGGACATGGCCGCGTCGCGGTCCAGCCACGGGGGGATCTGGTCGAACGGGAACGGCGGGTCGAACCCGGCCAACGGGGGCCCGAACCCGTACGGGGTGGTGGCCCGGCCGTAGCCGCCGCGGGGGGCCAGGGCGACGGGTGCCGCGGCCGCCCTGACCCCGCGGGCAGCGGGAAGGTGGGCGGCCGCGGCGCCGGCAGGGCGGACCCGGGCAGGGGTCGGATCTCCGCCGTACAGCAGCCAGGACAGGCGGCGGCCCATCAGGCGGTCAGGCGGCGTCGTCGGACTTCGGCGCGGCCTTGTCGCGGGCCGGTCGGCCGGCGGCCTTGTTCCGCGCCTCCGCGGTGGTCGCCGCGGCGCCCGCCTCCGCCGCCTCCCGGTTCAGATCGTCCAGGGCCACGTTCGGGGCGGACTGGTCGGCGGACGTCGTCGGGGTACGTGCCATCCCCGAATCAGGGCGCAAGTTACGCGACCCCCGCCAGACCCGGCGCCGAGATAGTTACCGCGGGCCCCGGATTCGTGCCTACGTGGCCCGTGGCGGCGCGAAACCCCCCGGGGTGGTATGTCGGCCGCCCCCCACCCCCTCGCGCTATTTCGTCACGACGAAATGCGGCGGCGGATCTCGTCGGCCGGCGGCGGCGGCGCGGGCACCGGGCAGGCGTGCCCTAGGTGCCAGTCGGCGGCGGCCTGCGGATCGGCCGCGACGGTCGACGCGCCGCAGCGGGCGCAGGTGACGACGCGGGCCATTGACCGGAGCGTACGGCGGGCGCGGCGTCGGGGACGGCGACGCGGGCCGGGGCAGGGGTGCGGATCGTCGCCGCGGCCCACGCGGCGAGCGTCACCGCGACCAACGGTGAGATGTCCACCGCGCTGTTCCGGCGCGACCAGAGCCAGGCGTCCCCGAGCGGCCGGCGCGCCGCGCCCATGATCGCGTCATCGAGCGCGGCCTGCGCCCGATGGGTCAGCGTCCCGGCCGCCAATCGGTCGGTGAAGTGCCCGCAGGCCCGGGCGTGTTCGGACGCCCCGATCGGCTGCACCTTCACCCGGGCCCGGGTCAGCTCCGCGACCACCGACGCCGCGACCAGGGAGTCCGCGACGACCGGGACCCCGCGGTACTGAGCGCGGGCCCGCTTCACCGCGGCGGCCAGCTGGTGGACCGGGCAGACGTCCACGACCTCCACGGCCAGGCGGCCGGGGTCGTCGGGGTGCGGGCCGGCGATCGCCAACGACGCGGACGACCGGTCCGCGGCGACGTCGATCGCCACCGCGGCCGGCGTCGGCGCGATCGCGGGGCGGGCCGCGGCGTTCCACTGGTCGACGTCCAGCCCGGCGGCGGCCAACGCGGTCGACGGGCGCGGCCACACGTTCAGGTACGCCCGGGCGAACGCGGCGTCCGACTGACGCGTCGCGTAGAGATGTTCGAGCACGGCGAGCGGGAACGCCCGCCCCGCCGTGGGGTGGGCGGCGGCCCACACGGCGGGGTCCGCGATGTCGCAGTCCGCCGCCGCGCCGTAGTCGAACAGGGCCACCCCGGGTGTGGCCTGTTCCCCGGCGGTCAGCCAGCGGTCCCACCACGTCGACTCCAGCGTCCCGCCCGCCGACACGATCCACGTCTGTCGCCACGGCCGGGTCAGCTGCGCCGGGGTGATGCCGGACTCGATCCCTTCCCCGTCCTCGATCGACGCGGCGAACGCTTCGTCCACGGTCGCGGTGTCGACGTTCGTGGAGTGCAACGCGGTGGCGGTCGGGGCGAACAACTGCAGGCGCGACGACCCGCGACGCTTGTGGATCCCTTCCGATCCCTGCGACTTGCGGATCCGGTACAGGCGGGCCAACGGGGCGACCATCGGCTCCCACTCGTCGCGGAACAACTTCGCCGCGACCTCGCGTCCGTTGGCGCACGTGTACCAGCAGCGCGCCGACGCGTGCAGGTCCATCGTCGCCAGGTTGCCGGCGAGCACGAGGGTCGACTTGCCGGCGCGGCGGGGGACGGACAGGACGACCGTGGAGTAGCGGAGCCCGTCGCCGGTGTCGTTCAGCTCCCCGGCGACGTCCGCGACGTCCCATTGCCACGGGTACGGGGGTGCCTGGCGGAGGCGGGCCAGGTGGGCGACGGTGTCAGTTCCGATCGTCGGCCGGTCGGGATCGCGCGGCGTCGCGTAACGCGGCTTTGAGCCCTTCCAGTTCCTCGTCGTAGCCGATGTCGCCAGCAGCGTCACGACGCTCGCCGCGCAGTTCCAGCAGCACCGGGAGCATGCGGCCGGCGATCGTGGACTCCGTGTAGCGGGACCCGTCCGGGTCCGCGACCTCCGCGTCCCAGGCGTCGGCCAGGGTGCGGGCCATCGCGATCAGGGCCCCGTCCACCGGTTCGATGTGGCCCATCGCGGTCTGGACGCGGACCTGTTGGTCGATCGCCCGGCGCATCCGCCGGGGTCGGGGAGGCGGCGGATCCCCCCCGACCCCGGGCAGGCGCGGCTGGCCGCGATCGGTCACGATCCCGGACCATCGGCCGGCGTCGTAGTTACACCTGCCGGACCTGGCCCGGGCGGGGGAGAGAGACGATCGAC